CTGATACGTGGTTTAACAAAGCGGCTAACTCTGCTCCAGCTAGTACAACCAACGGAGCTTTAGCTAAGTGTGGCGGCGATTCTAGTTCTACGGCTGCGGGTTCTGGTGGACAATCGTCAGCGGGTATTGGAGATTTAAAATATAGCGGTGGCGATGGCGGTATAAATTACGCAAACGAACCCGATGCAAGAGATGTTGTAGGTGCGGGTGGTGGTGCTGCTGGCCCAAGTGGAGCCGGTAAAAATGCGGGCAATAGCTCTTATATTGGTTCTGGTGGTGGTGGTGGTTCAAACGGGGGGAGTTCCACAAACGGAAGCGACTCCACTTTCTTAGGCAATGGCGCAAATGGCGGTGCTGGCGGTAATGGAAATGGCGGCACAGGAAGCGGTGCTGGTGGCATTTTATCTAGCAGTACACCACCTGTTGCTGGTACAAATGGCGGTGGCGGCGGCGGTGCTGCGTTTAATGCTTTTGGCGCTTTAAGTGATGGCGCAAATGGTGGCATTCAATCTATTTGGACAGACACAACTACAAGCACAGTTTATGGCCCATGCGGTGGTGGTGGTGGAACTGATACCGCTAGTTCTAATGGCGCTGGTGGTGGAGCGGGTAGTGCTGCTGGTGCACAAAACGGTTTAGTAATCATTACTTATAATACTGTAGTTTCTACCGCTAACACAAATTTTTTGATGTTGTTTTAATTTTAGGAAATCAAAATGAGCAATATTTACGAATATAAAATTATTGACATGACACGTGATCTTTCTGAAATTGTGCAAACAGTAGCGTTTACTATTACTGCATCGGACGGCGTTGATAGTTTTACGCACAATTACTTTACGGCGCTACCAGCACCTAAAAATGAACCAATTGCCTATTTAGATTTAACTGAAGCTAAAGTAGTGGAATGGGTAAAAGAATTAGTCGGCACTCAATGTGAAGAGTCGGCTGATGCAGAACTTTCGGCGTTTAAACTACGCAAAGAAGAAGCTAAACAAAACGGCGTGCCTTGGTAAACAAAATAGTATTTTCAGCTTATAATTGCGAGAATTAACAATTAATATTTTATGGCTCCTGAATTACAAAAATATTATGAAGACCGATTCTCTATGATGGCTACCCAAGGCTGGGTGGACTTAATGGAAGATATTGACGAAATGCTAAATGCGTTGAATAATATTTCTGCAATTGAGGACGAAAAAAGTTTACGTTTTAAGAAGGGCGAACTTTCCATTTTGTTATGGCTGAAAAACTTGCGACAAGTCAGCTCAGACGCTTATGAGGAATTAAATGCGCCGAATGTATGAATTTGCCTGTGAGAACGGGCATCGTATTGAGAAATTGGTCAGTTATGAGATGGCTCAAGTTCAATGCGAGTGCGGAGGTAAAGCCGACCGCATAATATCCGCTCCAGCGTTTCAATTGGAGGGTTGGTCGGGAGCATTCCCGACTGCCGCAGCCCAATTTGACCGTAGGCATCGAGAGAAACTCGCTGCGGAGCAAAAAGCGAACAGATAACCAGTAATGGCCTGTTTATGTGATCCTGAGAACCAAAAGTGGCAGGAAAAGGAAACCTAATATGTTGATTGACAAAGAAGCTGAGTTGCCTAGTGAGTTGGAAGCTGAAGATGCCAAGCTAGAATCTACGGTTGGCCATGACAAGCCAGACCTTCCTGAACGGTATCGGAATAAGTCTCTTGAAGACGTTATGAAGATGCACCAGGAAGCGGAAAAAGTCATAGGACGCCAAGCGCAAGAAGTCGGCGAAGTGCGGAAATTAGCGGATGAACTGATTAAGCAGAATCTTAGCTCTAGGCAGCAACCTATTGCAGAGGCAGAGCCGGAAGTGGACTTCTATGAAGACCCACAAAAGGCAGTTCGTAATACGATTGATAGGCACCCCGATATCATTGAGGCCCGTAAGGCCGCAGCTGAACTAAGGGCGCTTCAGACTCACCAAAAACTGGCTCAAGCGCATCCTGATTTTGAACAAGTTGTTCGAGATGATGGATTTGTGAATTGGGTTAAGTCGTCGCCTATTCGTTTGGATTTATTCAAGCGGGCAGATGCTGAGTTTGATTTTGATTCGGCTAACGAATTGCTGTCTACCTATAAAGAATTGCGTGGAGTTCAGACTAAGCAAGCGACGCAGCAAACTAACACTGCGCGCCAGCAAACGATGAAATCCGTGCAGGTCGATAGTGGTGGAAGTGGTGAGAGTTCAAAGAGAGTTTACCGACGTGCTGATCTAATTCGGCTAAAAATGAACGATCCGGCCCGATACGACGCATTATCTGATGAGATTATGGCGGCGTATCAAGAGGGACGGGTTAAATAACTTACTTTTGATCTAGGAGCATTAACATGGCAAATACAGCATTTTCCCCAACCAATAGCGTAACCGTATCTAGCTCAGGTAGTTTCGTTCCAGAAATTTGGAGTGATGAGATTATCGCTGCGTATAAGAAGAATCTCGTTCTGGCCAATCTGGTCATGAAGATGAACTTCCGCGGCAAAAAGGGTGACTTAGTACACATTCCAGCACCAACTCGCGGCTCGGCTTCCGCCAAAGCCGCAACTGATGCAGTTACCTTGATTGCTGGTAGCAACGCTGACGTTCAAGTTTCAATTGACAAGCACTACGAGTATAGCCGTTTGATCGAAGACATCGCTGAAGTTCAAGCGTTGAATTCAATGCGTCAGTTCTACACTGCCGATGCCGGTTATGCCTTGGCTCGTCGTGTTGATACTGATTTGGTTCAGTTGGGTCGTGCATTTAACGGTGCTACTGTTGGCACCGATGACTATGCAACGTCAGCAGCAAGCACCAAAGCCTTTATCGGCTCAAACGGTACAACAGCTTACAACTCATCTTCATCGAATGCTGCTGCTCTGACTGATGCTGCTATCCGTCGCACAATCCAGCGTTTAGATGACAACGATGCGCCAATGGATGGCCGCTTCTTCCTGATCCCACCATCAAGCCGCAATACATTGATGGGCTTAGCTCGTTACACTGAGCAAGCATTCGTTGGCGAGTCTGGCAATGGCAATACCATCCGCAACGGTGAAATAGGTAACCTGTATGGTATTCCCGTGTTTGTTAGTTCAAACGCTGATACTGGCGCTGGTAACTCTGGCGCTGACCGTATCTGCTTGATGGGTCACAAGGACGCAATGGTATTGGTTGAGCAATTAGCTGTTCGCTCACAGACTCAGTATAAGCAAGAGTACCTCGGCACTCTGTTTACTGCTGATACTATTTATGGTGTTAAAGCACTCCGCGCTTCTTCAAGCGCTGGAGTTGCGCAGTCTTCAGCAGCTTTTGCTTTGGCTGTTCCAGCCTAATTAAACTCCCCACCTTCGGGTGGGGGTTTTTAACCTAATTAGGAGAAATACTATGGCAACAGCATCATCAGTAACTGTACGTGCAGGTAACGATCAATTTCGTGGCTTGTTTTCTGATACGTGGCTGGTAACAGCTACACTTGACGCTGGCTCGTTAATAGATGGCGCTGGCGAAACTGATGACGTAACCATCCCAGGCGTTGCTTTGGGTGATATGGTCATCGGTGCATCGTTGGGCGTTAATTTGGTGGGTTTGATTGTTACTGGCTACGTTAGCGCGGCTGATACCGTTAATTTCCGTATCCAAAATGAGTCAGGCACAACTGTTAACTTAGCATCGTCAACTTTGCGCATCGTTGTAGCGCGTTCATTAGCGTAATAATCGGGGGCTTCGGCCCCTGATTTTTATTAAGGATTATTATGGCTGTCTTTAGATGTCTTCAAAGTGGTCAAACGGTTGAGTTTATATTACCGCATGACATTAGTAGTATGACTGGCCATGCTGGTTATATTCGTATTGATGAACCTGAAAATTCAGGCGACAATAGTGAAGAACATCAGCTAATTATGCGTCCTCCAGAAGAGCAGAAACGGCCTGGAAGGCCAAGGAAACTAGATAATGCCTGACATCGATCTGCGTGAATTCGGTAAGCTAGAGGCTCAAGTTGAGGTGCTTCAGACTGAGGTCACCGCATTACGCAACGACGTTAAAAAGCTATTGGAAATGGCTAATAAATCCAAAGGTGGATTTTGGGTTGGTATGGCCATTGCATCGGCCATTAGCGGTTGTGCCGCATTTATCTTGGATCGGGTATTTTTCAGATGAAAGAAGGACTATTAACTGGCAAAACCTGCCCCATTGCTACGCAGGATATTTCAGTTAATCTGAAAAATAGGAATCATGCGTTTAAAGAATACGGTTATGGCCCACCTAACCCAAATGAGACTAATACCGTCTTTTGGGTGAGAAAAGCCACAATGTATAACGCACCAACGACCGCAGTAAAAACGATGCGTTGCGGTAACTGCGCAGCGTTTATTCAGACACCTAAGATGATGGAGTGCATTCTTAGTGGTTTGGAGAAAGATGAAAAGCCCAATACATTATCGTATGATGAGCAGTTTATAGCCGCGGCTGATCTTGGGTACTGCGATTTATTTCAGTTTGTATGCGCGGCGGCTCGCACTTGTGATGCGTGGAAGTCTGGCGGCCCAATAACTAAGGATTAAGAATGTCAACATTTCAGTTAGACCCTAATCAAGTAGCTTTTGGCGTGGGCAGTATGGGCACTACCCAAGCAGCTACAGTAACAACTAGTAGCGTACAGATGACTGCTTTTGGCGCAAGCACTACATTAATTCGCATTGCGTGTGCTAACGGTCACTGCCATTTTGCAATTGGAACTAACCCAACGGCGTCAATTACAACAAGCCCTTTGATTGGCATTAATCAATCAGAAATTATTGCTGTAACTCCAGGGCAAAAAATTGCTTTCATTAAAGATGTTGCGGTAACTACTTCTACAGTAACTGTTACGGAGTTAATATGAAAAAAGCTGCTGGTGCCAAAAAGGTTGGCAAAGTAATGGGTGAGTATAAAGCTGGCTCTTTGCATTCTGGTAAGGGCGGCCCAGTAGTCACAAATCGCAAGCAAGCTGTGGCTATTGCTTTGAGCGAGGCCAAAATGCCAATGCGTGGCCAACGTACAGCTAAGAACAAGATGGGGAAAATGAAATGAAAAACGGACTGTACGCCAATATCAATGCTAAACAAGCCAGAATTAAAGCTGGCTCTGGCGAAAAGATGCGCAAGGTAGGCAGCAAAGGCGCTCCAACTGAAATGGCATTTAAACAAGCGGCTAAGACTGCCAAGCCGAGGAAAAAATGATTAAACGTGGTAAAGAGGAGTTCTCAGGATATAACAAGCCTAAAGCTACTCCTAACCACCCAACCAAGTCTCATGCTGTATTAGCTAAGTCTGGTGATGAGGTTAAATTAATTCGTTTTGGCCAGCAGGGGGCTACAGGTAGTCCAGATGGCAGCAAGCGAAATGAAGCGTTCAAAGCGCGGCACGCTAAAAATATCGCCAAGGGCGCTATGAGTGCAGCGTATTGGGCTAATAAGGTTAAGTGGTAGCCAAAAACAAAGTAATTTCTTTATAATAGGGGCGAAGGCTTCTTCCCATCGGGGATAGGCAAAAGCTGGCTCTGTTAAGTTTTGCGGGGAAGCGAATGACCTATCTGGAATTAGTTAATGCAGTATTGATTCGGCTGCGCGAACCGACAGTATCAACTGTTGCTTTAAATTCGTATTCAAGTCTTATCGGCAAGTTTGTTAATGACGCCAAGCGTCAGGTTGAGGATGCCTACGATTGGAATGTTCTCGGCCAAGAAATAACACTTACTACCGTTGCCGATACGTATGTTTATTCATTGACAGGCGCTGGCCAGAAATTCCGCGTATCTAGCGATCCATTAAATACCACCAGCAATGTCGTCATGCAAAACATTAGCGTGTCTGATATGCGTCAAAAGCAAAATTTCACACCGATTGTCACTAACATCCCAGCACAATATTGCTTTGAGGGCGTTGACAATAATGGTGACGCTCAAGTTCAGCTATATGGACGTCCTGACGGAGTCTATAGCATCAAGTTTTTCCTGACCATTCCACAGAATACGTTGGCAACTGATGGCACATCTATATTGGTGCCGGATACATTAGTTGAACAAAATGCCTACGCCAGAGCCTTGGTTGAGCGTGGTGAAGATGGTGGACTATCGTCATCTGAAGCCTACAACCTATATCGCTCTATGCTATCGGATTACATTTCGTTAGAAGCTACTCGCTTTCCTGAAACGCAGGAGTTCGTTCCAACATGAGTCAAACACTAGAACGCTTTAGTGTATCTGCGCCAGGATTTTACGGCCTAAATACGCAAGATAGCCCCTTAGATTTGGCGGCTGGATTTGCGTTGACTGCGACTAATTGCGTGATCGATCAATATGGTCGGATTGGCGCTCGTAAAGGTTGGACAAGAGTAAACACCACTTCAGGCAATCTTGGCGCTAATAATGTTGGCGTAATTCATGAGCTGGTGGAAACAGATGGCACTGTTACTACATTATTTGCCGGAAACAATAAGTTATTCAAGCTAAGTGGTTCAAGTGTAGTTGAATTGACCTACGGTGGCGGCGGCACCGCCCCAACTATTACAGCTAATAATTGGCAATGTGCGTCGCTTAATGGAATAACGTATTTTTTTCAGTCTGGATATGACCCATTAATTTATGACCCAGCGGTTAGCACAACAACGTATCGCCGAGTAAGTGAAAAAACAGGTTATGCGGGTACGGTTCCTCAAGGCAATATCTGCATCTCAGCTTATGGTCGATTATGGATAGCTAACACAACAACGAACAAAACAACACTAACCTTTTCTGATTTACTTTCTGGCCATATTTATACCGGTGGCTCATCGGGTACGTTAAACATAAATAACGTATGGGCAAATGGTGCTGACGAGATAACTGGATTAGCAGCGCATAACGGTTTTCTGTTTATCTTTGGTAAGCGCCAGATTTTAGTATATCAAGGCGCAACAACACCTAGCACGATGTCGTTGTACGATACCGTGGTAGGTATCGGCTGCCAATACCGTGATTCGATTCAAAGTACAAACACCGATGTCGTATTTTTGTCAAACAGCGGTGTGCGCTCCGTGCTTAGAACCATTCAGGAAAAGTCAGCGCCATTTCGTGACTTAAGCAAGAATGTTCGTAACGATCTGATGCAGTTAGTAGCGGGTGAAACTCCGGCGAATATTAAAGCTGTTTATTCAGAAGTTGATGCGTTTTATTTGCTGACGTTTCCTACGGCAAAACAAGTTTATGTGTTTGATACGCGAAATGTGATGCAAGATGGTTCGTCGCGGGTAACCACGTGGACTCAGATTGAACCGACAGCATTATATGCATTGCGCAATGGTGATCTGCTTAT